CAGGAACGAGCAAGCAGACCACCGTTGAGGGAATTAGTAATCTAAGTGAGCGAATCACGAAGACAACCGTTGACGGCACTACTACACTTGAAATTGCTAGTGGGAATAACTCAATAAAAGTAACTTCAAGCGTTGCTGGATTTAATGGACTTGCTTATCCACTTAGCTTCGCTGCTAATTATGGTGCAAATTCCTTAATCACAAGGGCTGATGCTCCGAATATTGAAAGCGGAATAGTTGCCCCAGCTTCAACCCCAAGTAATTACGGTGATTTGTACGTTGACACGGTTGCTGGTATTCTATACTTCGCTAAAGACGTAGGATCGCCAGCCGATTGGATACCTTCATCAGGGCTTCCGTACTCGTCTTACACAGCTATTCTTTCACAGGCAGGGGTGGCAGCACCAACGGCATCTATCTTAGCTAACAGCGTAGGTGCGGTGACATTCGGCTACACCACGGTAGGTCAGTACACAATCAACTCATCCGCACTATTCACATCTGCAAAAACAGCCATCTTCCTAACGATGGGAGGCAGCACGTATGATGATGCATTTGCAATCGTGAAACGGGTATCAAGTAGCCAGTATCAGTTACTCGTTACCGCTGTCGGTGCTGGCTTTAATAATGTTTGGAGTGACTTATCTATTGAAATCCGTGTCTACCCATGAGGATAGACGGCAAAGGCATCAATCTAATTAAGACTTTTGAAGGAATTCGGCTTGGTGCGTATCTCTGCCCGGCTGGAGTAGCTACAATCGGCTACGGTTCGACCTATTACCCTGACAAGACGAAGGTAAAGATGGGCGATAAGCTGAAAGATGCAGCAGAAGCAGAGGCATTGCTCGCCGTTACCGTTCAACCGTTCGAGAATAACGTTACGGCACTTGTCAACGGCACTCAGATAACGACTAACCAGTTCAACGCTCTCGTTTCTTTTGCCTTTAATCTCGGAACGGCAGCGCTCGCCAAGTCAACGCTGCTCAAAAAGGTGAAAGCTAACCCAAACGATCCCTCTATCAATATCGAGTTCATAAAGTGGGTGAACGCAGGAGGGGTGAAGCTGGAAGGGCTTGTCAGAAGACGAAAGGCAGAGGCTGAGTTGTACTTCACCAAGTAACTTAACAGGAATTTGAACGTAAAGGAGGCATGAAAACCCTCCTTTTTTTGTTATTGTCTATCACCGCATCGGCTCAATGCACGACTGATAGGTTTGCCCGTCCTTATCTAGCCCTGCCATCGTTCTTCGGGCTATATTTTGGCGATCAATGTATATCAGGAAGCATCAGAGATACCACCATTTGTGTGAAGGTAGCACGAACAAATCAGGGGCAGATCGCAGCATTCAGTTATTCATCCCCAAGCGGACAGCCAGCGTACGTGACAGCAGTAAAACAGTACAATTCAGCGTGTGTATTCATCGAAAACGGGACTCTGATACCAGCAGGGAGCGATACTATCACCGTCTGCTACACAATTCAAGCAGCACTCATTGACAACTTCTGCCCCTATACCGTCCTTGCTGGTGGGCTTGCTGTTCAGTGGTGCGGGCTGTACGCATACCACGCTGACGGGAGCATCAAGATTCGATTCATGACTTGCTCGAACGCTGGAACAAAGAAGTACGAAGTGATCACCTCAACGGATGCTATCAACTGGACGGCATTAATCAACGTACTACCCGAAGTTGAAACCAAGTCAACTGAGAGCAACTACAATATCTGCATTCCTTTTACCCGTGGAGGTATGAACTACTTCGCTATCAGGGAACATGACGTTAACGGCGGTGTTCATGTGTCGGATATTGTCTACTGCGAAGTGCCTTATCCGCTCAACCAGGGGCAGGGATTTGATATTCTCGGACGGTCGGTGGCTGACTCCAAGTTCATGTACTATGTTGGCTCTCATTAACACTACCTTCGCACCTATGAATCCTGATTACCCTCGTTGGTTGCGTGTACTTATTGCCATCGGCAAGAACTGGAAGGAGACGTTCGGATCTGTTGCAATACTCGCTACCTTATATCTATGGTACTTTGATCAGATAACGCAGGAGAAGGCAGTATTCGGGCTTATTCTATTGGTTGCTGGTGGGTTCATCAATAACACATTCGACTTCATCGGGCTGTTCCGGTATATCGGTAACTATAAGAAAGGAGGTAGTGATGCAACTGATGTATAGAGATACGGTGTACAACTCCAACGGTAGCTGGTTCACCTCCGATACCATGATTCATGTTCGCCAGTACAGAGAGGTGATAGCGCACGATCTCGTGAAGCTGAAGCCTACTCTCGACCCTGATGGAACGGGTATGCTGTACTGGTACATCGGCATCAATGGTGATACTGTTGCACTAAGTCATGAATTAACTACCTTCGAGTACCAATTACCGAAGATGATTCTACCAGTACTTGACTCAGATACGATACAGCCGAACGGAGTTAATTATCCAGCAGCAATAGCCTTTGTACCTCATTACCCAAGCCATAAACAGGAAGCAACTACCTCAACAGATAGTGCATTTCATGCTGCAATGTTCCCTGTGCTGGTGCTGATTACGGTTGCTTACCTATATCGGAGCATCTCAACTGGCAAATGGGCTTGTTTATTTCGTGATTTAGTAGCGTAGGGGTTTGCCTCTATGCCTTATCTTGCGAAATAAAATGGCTACTCGTTACATCCTTACAAACTCTATTGACCTACTCTATATCGTAACTGATCAATCAGGGGTGATAATGAGCAGTAACGACCTATTCAAGGAGTATACTAGCCATATTCAACCATCAAAGGCAGCCGATGTATTTGCTGATGACACAGACAAAGATTCATTCATTGACGCTGTCAACAAGGCGAAAGGCTCAAAGCCTATCCCGATCAGATTCTACGCTAAGACAAAGCAGAAGTCAGGCTCTCAGAAGTGGAATCTGTGGAACGTGTATTTCATACTCGGTAGCCTACACTTCATCGGTGTGCCAATCATAGACGTTACTTCGATAACTTCGCACGAATACGAGCGTCAAAAAAAGCTATTGGAAGATTTCCGTTTCATGTTATCTCACGAACTTCGCCAGCCGTTGACATCGGTTGCCGGACTTGTGAAGTTAATGATTGAGAAGGACACCTTGGAAGATGACGGAGAGAACGGTGAGTTATTGAACATGATACAAGAGAGCGTGCAAAGATTAGATGACTCTATCCACGCTCTCGTCAATAAAGCAGCACGGGAACTATGAATGCACAGCTACTACCCAAGACCGAACAGGAAGCAGACGAGAGGCTAATTAACGTGGTGTGCAGCTACGTAGCCGAACGAGGGATGCCTATTAAGATAGCGTACCAAGTTCTGAAATGCAACCTGAAGGACAAATCTATGCTCGGAACGGGGCTGTTAAAACTTGCCAAGAAATGACAACCGAACGATTGATACTATCAGCCATCATAGGGGTGCTGCTGCTGATGCAGATAGGAACGTGCAACGAGAAGACAGCACTCGAAGGTGACTATCGACTACTGAACGAACAGGCGAGGCTTATCACCGTGCAGCACATGGAAGATTCATCTACTCTCTACTCAATGCGAATCAATCAGACCGATGGTAACGTTATAGTGGACGAGATAATGAAGATGCGAAAGCCTACCGAGGTTATCAAGATTGTCACTCGTACCGTAATCAAGACGGTCATCAAGCTGGCTGATCCTGTCCAATTCGATTCTACCAACTACCTACGACTGCCTCAGACCTTCAGCCAGTCAGATAAGTGGATGAGTATAGACGGGGCGATTGACAGCACAGGAACGCTCAGGATTGATTCATTAGTCAGTAGTGGCACATTCACCTATGCCGTGGGCGATTCTGTTAGGAGTGGCTTGTTTAACCGTCTGTTCAAAGTATCCGATCCCGTGGTACGGTTGCACATCGACAACCCTGCGATTCAATTAACCGGATTCAGCAACGTCTATGCACGGAAGCAGCGTAAGTGGTGGCAGTCAACAGGGGCAAAAATAGGATTAGGAGTATTGGCTGGAGTTGTTGGTGTAACTTTATTGAAGTAATTATCAGGGAGTTAAGTAAATCATTTAATCTTTTCTTTGTTCGTGTAGTACTAATTCAAAATAAAAGACTTTACTTTGCCCTATCAATAATTAACCACTCAATAATTCACCCACAATGGCAAAGCAATATCTATCAGGTTACGACATATCGGTAACCATCAAAATCAACGAGTGCGAATTAGAATGCACCGGATACTACGATATGGGAGAAGGCGATGACCGTGACACTCCCGGCACAGGATCAAGTTTCGAGATTGAGAATATGGAACTTATCAAAGGTGACCTTATCGACTTCACACTCTCCAACCCTAACATGGTCGACATCGAGACTCGGTGCATCGAAATCATTGAGAATCTTTAATCAATCACCCTTTAATAATCCACAACCATGGCAAAGCCAATCACTTACTTCAAGAACGTAGAAGGCACTAACTTCTATCACTACAACCACCTCACGGGCGAACTGCTCCACATCATCAACGATGGCTGCTACCGTGCTATCATCAGACGATGTGACTCACAGGCAGCTAACATCGTAAGAGTATACCACCGTGAAGTTGAATACGGTGTACCTTCCGAAATAGCAATCTACGCAGAAGTAAACATCGATGAGTTCGTTAAGGCATTCGACAAGGTGCAGAACTCAATCAACGATACCTCACACGCTGCCTTCGCTTCCTTTTAATCAGTAACCAATTAGTCCAATCAATATGTCAACACCATCATTAACTGCTCCTGTCGGGGGTGAATCAAACTACATCAAGAGCATCGCACCGGAAGGTATGCACGTTGCTCGTATCTATCAAATCATCGACTTGGGTACAACCGAGCAGGGCGGTAACTTTCCCGGCAAGAAACGGAAGGTTCAGTTTCTCCTTGAACTACCTATGGAGTTAGCCATATTCAACCCTGAGAAGGGAGAGCAGCCGTACTACCTCCGCAAGGGCTACACGCTATCGATGAACAGCAAGGCTATACTCCGTAAGGATGTTGAGAGCCTACTCGGTAAGAAGATGACTGACGAGGACGCATCCAAGTTCAACGTCTTTAGCTTGCTCGGTGCGCCCTGCATGGTGCAAGTAGTACACGCTGTGAAAGGTGAGAACACCTACGCTAACATCAACAACATGACACCGATGCCGAAAGGTATGGTTTGCCCTGAACCGTTTAACCCTACGGTGGTATTCAGCACTCAGACTCCCGACATGACTATCTTCACTACCCTGCCATCATTCGTGCAGGACAAGATCAAGGAGTCGGATGAGTTCATCGCTTACATGGCATCTCAGATGGACAGCCACCGCGCACCATCACCAGCACCGAGGACAATCGCTAAACCGATCGCAGAGGATACGTCTAACGACCTGCCTTGGGACTTGCCAACAGACGGCAAACCGTTCTAATTTATTGGGAGGCTAAACACCTCCCTATTTTTTAATCTCAAATGTTTGCACAATCAAAATAAAAGAGTTTACTTTGTCATTCAATAATTCACAAAGCCATGAAAGCAGAACTAACAATCAAAGTGACCGACCTATACGAGGTCATCAATCACCCGACATTACTCAGGACGCAGCAGATACTCAGCAATGCACCTGAGAGCATCACAGACCGCTTATCTTATGACATCACGGCTGAGAGTCTAAAGCTGGCAAGCGAAGCGATTAAAAGCATCGAGGCAGCACGTAAGGTAGCAACATCACCGCTGGATGCTTACAAGAAGCAAATCATGGACATCGAGAAGGAAGCAACAGCACCGCTATCCGAGTTCATCACAGAGCGCAAAGCTATGATGTTGGTCTACTCTTCCGAACTTGAACGCATCCAGCGTGAGGCGAACGAGAA